AATCTTTACTATCATAAGCACTACTCAATGGATTTACAGAACCACCAGAAGGCATTACTGTGGAAGCTGGACTTGCATTACTGTAATCTATACTCTCGCCTAATCCAGCACCACCAGTTAAACCACTACCATTGGTTCTTGTATTCCATTCTCCACCTAAACCTGATGGATCACCAGGTCTTGGATCAGATAGTGTTCTGTTCCTTTTTACTTTTTCTTTGTCTTTGGAGAAGTTGCTCTCTTTAGGGCTGGGCTTCCAGCTGACTTTGGGCTGGTTTTCTTCGTAGGTGCGGAACGTGTAGCTGCCCGTTTTTTTGGTGCCGTCCCATTTGATGTTGTCACCGGCGGGATCGTTGGCTCGATTGTCGGCTGGGATGTCGATTGGTCGCTCTGCTCTTCCAACTTTGGTTTTCTGAATAAATCGATTAGTGCTTTTAACATTTTTTTCTTCCTTATATAAGTCAAAATTCATAACCATTGGTTTGTTATTTCTCTGTAACCAATCATTAACTGTTTCATTTACCGATTTACGATCCAAGAAGGATTCGGTCATTTGGTAAATTTCATGTATGTCACCATCTTTACTATCTATGTCACCAGTATTATCAAAGGAGACAAAATTTGTGAACATCTCATTGAAATATTTAGTGTTTTCTTGCGCTTTCAACCATTTATCTTGTCGTATCGATTCCACCATCATTCTAGACAATAGTGTGTTCCGTTCTTTACTGGCTTCATTGGTGGTATTAACAAATACCATTAAGGTTTCATAACCCAATTCTTCTAGTTCTTCTCTAACATAAGAGAGTTTTTCTCTATCATCGGCAGGACCATTAATAATCAATGGACCACGATTACGAATGGCCTCTCTGCGAAAATCACTGGTTTTCTCTGATAACTTTTGTTTATCACCAAGGTAATCTCTGGCCTGTATCAGGTTCAATTCAACGATACGAGCTTCAGCAATGGCTTCACGAATGATAATATCTTTACCTGAACCGGGTCCACCAGTTACAAAGATTGCTTTGAATAGACCACGGGTGGTATCTTCATGCAGTCCCATACCCTTACGAGTATGTTGCATTAATTGTTTTGCATGGTCATCCGAAACATGAGATGGAACACCACTTCTAAAACCATGGTGTGTAACTTGTCCTTCTTTGTTCTTAACATCATGAAAACGTTTTTCTTTGGCAGCGTCACGCATCTTGGTACCAGACATGCCGGTAGTGCCTTCGGCATCAGGATCACGATGGCCAGCAGAATGAACAGTAATCTTTTTAAAGTTATGCAGAGCACCTTTATGTGTGCCATTATACTTGTGTAATTTCTCTTTCATTTCTTTAACACGGTCAGAACCAACAACCATGTGTAAATGAGTTACACCTTGTTTGTGTAATTTTTCAGCATGATGTAGGAATGTTGGATGTTCTTTAGAAGAAGCATGAAAGTTGGTACCAGGTGAATATCTTTGTAGATGCTTTACTTTTTGTGCACCACTCAAAGGATTCTTTTTAGCATCTTGCGAATGAGAAACCACGACAGAGTGTTCTGCGTTATGTTTATGTGCAACCTCTTTGACCTTATCAATAAGTTTCAAATGACCGGTTGTAGGAGGATTCATGCGACCAAAGGTCATCACATGGTGTTTTTCACCTTGTTTAGTTTCTTCGGTTAATTCTAAGAATGATTTCATTTACGAACTTTTAAAAGATTCTGTTTAGCAAACTCAGCACGATTAACCAGTTTAGTTGGTTGATTATCGTGATGAACTACGAAACCTTCGGGTTTAGACTTCTTACCTTCGATGTGATGTTGGTAGTGTCCTTCATGTGTTTCTAATGATTTAACCAAAGAATTCTTGGCTTGGTGTAAATGATGGTGCATTGAAAACAAATTAGCATAATGTTCTTTATGCTTTTCAACATGAGCAATCTGTTTCTTACCTTCGCCAGTTTTTTCGGACTTGGATTTTTCAGTAGAAACTTTGGCAGCCATCTTTTCATGTTGTGAGTGTAAATGTTCTTTGAAACCTTTAACACTTGGAACTTGATCATGCTTAACTGTATGGTTTATGTATGTTGACAGGTGGCCTGCTTCTCCACTATGTTTTGGATGAACTGCGTTATACATTTTGTGACCGTGAGTGTCGTGAATTTCTTTTGCTGCAGCCATATGCTTTTGAAAGTGTTTCTCGTTCTCAGCAGAATGTTTTACTTTACTTGTATCGTGTTCAGCGCCATGAATATGTACATCTGCATGATGTTTGAACTTACTCATATCAACATGAGGAGTGTTGTGTTTTAGATCATCATGGTATTGTGTATGAACTACAACACCAACTTTAGACTTTTTTGCTTTCTCAGCCTCTTTACCGTGAGCGGTATAGGTGATAGTATTTGGAGTAAAGGAAACATCACCTTTGGCTTCTGTGATATAACCTTCATGTAAGGTCTTAGTATCGGCATGATGCATTAAATCACCTTGATATACACCATGCTTTGGTGTTACTTTTGGTAGGTGTTTGAGAGCGTGTTTAAGAGTATGTGCCAGACCAGGAGCGTGTCCATGGTTTCTATCAATGTCTTTTTCTGTGTGATTAATCTTTGGATTCTTATTAAAGGCAGATTTAGTTGCCACAAAAAACTTACCATTCTTAGGATGATGGCCAAATACAATCGATGGAGAACCATCATATTTCATCGTTAGATTTGTATTCTTGTGGCCGCCGGTCATGTGAGCATGGGCTTTCATTAGAGCCTCATGAGCATGTTCAAACCCAGCATGGCCGTGCATCAGAGGTCTATCTTCAGCATGGTGAATATGCTTGAGTTCGGAACTCTTTTCCGTTTCTTCCGTCAGGAATGATTTAAATGATAACATTGAATTTCCTCTTGATTTGCAACACACTTTGGTTGCCGATTTGCTTATTTATACAACTTTTAAACTTTTGGAACCAATTCTATAAAGATTCGGTTCGATACATAGTGTCGTTTTTATTGGCTTTTCTCACCAACAATCATAAATGAATCGTTTAAATCACGGTCGGAGTAGAATATATTGATGTAACCTCTAGATTCCATGTAATCTTTGATGATTCCTGTTGAGAACATATGGATGTGTTTTCTATTGTTCCATGGTCTCCAGTATTCTTGGTCATAGTGGGGTAGATATAGAAATAGAACTCCACCATTTTTTAGATTTTCTGTCCAATAATCAAGTGCTGTAACCCAATCAGGAAGATGTTCTAAACAATGGCTAGAATAAACATAATCTAAATCTGAATATTCAAAACTATATGCCGTATTCCCATCATTGAAATTTAGATCAATTCCAATGGCACCAGGAAAACACCATTCTTGGCGATTACATCCAATATCTACACCATAACCTTTACAGAAGTGTTTTGCATAAGCAATAGCAAACTGTGAGGCGTTACCTTCAGCCTGAAAATGTGGGTATGTTTTTTTATTATAGTTTAAAATATTCATTTAGTTTAGCCAGTTCGAAGTCACCAAGATACATCAATTTAGAATTACGATTACCGTAAAAATGTTTTTCAAATGAATATGTTATTGGTTTATTATCCCAATTACGAATGTCATCACCCCATAATACCACTTGTTGTTTATTCAATAAGTCAGCAACACCAGAAATACCAGTAAATGTGGAAACAAATGGATGTTTGCTATTTTTAATAATGTAAGAATTCTTCATCAAACTATCATTATAATCTAAAAATTTGATTCCGTCAAGATGTGCTAGTGTCCAAGATGATCTTCTACCATCAATATTTGGACCACTCCATCTATCACCACCATAAACATGATCACCAACATCAAAACCTAAATCTTCCACTTTCAATACGAAATCATCATCCACTTCAAAAAGAATTCGGTAATTATCATTGATCCAATTCTCATAACGGCAAGTTTCAATCGGACGATCCGAATCTTCTTTATCTTCTCTTGTCCAAGAACTCATTTTAATAATGTCATCACCATATAAGAACACTTCATCATCAAATTCAACCGATGAGAATATATCTTGATACATTAGAAATTCTTTGATGCCATTAAACTTTTTCATTTCACCACGAATGATGAAATCTATTTTACCCACATACTTAGATAATCCAGATAATACGGGTAAACTATTTACAAAGTCGCCAAGGTTGGCGGTACAATCAATTTGAACTTTCATTATAATCCTTAAAAGCAATAAACCAATCAGATTCAGATACTCTATGTAGTTCAAATAAATCTGGTGATGATAAGTATGACATCAACAATAAAGTTTGGTCGTCATCGATTAAATTATTATCCAATAGTTCTGTAGTGTTGTGGTGTACTAGATGTTCTAGTTTTGACCACATCTCTTTGCCGGCAACAATACAAGGACCTGTAATGTGTACATTGTTATCAAAAATAACATCTTGTATGAATGTTCCTTCTTTCCAATCTTTGATATTGAAGAAATGGATCTTATCTTTATTGAATGGATATCTCCAATGTTTAACACCATTAAGTGTAGATTTTTCACGGCAGTAACCAAAGTCCAACCAAGCAACTAAATCTGTATTGATTAGATTGGATTGTATGGCTCTATTTACAAATGATGATTTCAATAAATTCACTAAAACATAATCAGCATTCCAATATTCTGGATTGCGTACTTGTGTAGGATTTATTTTGCTTTGATAGGTTTCATCTTTCTGTACTTTGGAGATTGATTTTCTCAGTTCATTAAAGTTACTTTTGAAATCAACTATCAAAATATCTAGTGGTCGGTCTTGTCGTAAGAATTTAACCTCATCCGCTAAATCTTTTGTTGTGTAAACAACCATATTATTTTCCAACTTGGCCATATGGCCAAATCTTTCAAGATATGTCTTGGTTGTCCTTTGTAAATAGTGTGGCAAACCTTTGTCTGGTGTCCAATCACCACGACCAATATCAAAGAAGGCAGTAACGATTGTTATGTCGTTCATTTTAACCAGCGATTGTTTTCCAAAGTCCATTCAACGACTTCTTTAATTCTTTCACGAAAAGAAATCTTTGGTTCCCATCCTAATGATTTCATATATTCACCAGATAAAGCATATCGTAAGTCGTGACCAGGTCTTGCAGAATGAAAATCATTTAATTCATAATTCAATTCTTTACCTTGTACTTTAGCAATTAATTTGGCCAATTCAAGGTTATCAATCTCTTCAGGTCCAACCAAATTAAACTTAGGACACTTTGCACCACCATAATCATAATCAGATAATTGTTCTTCTTTTAAACCCAACACAAACAATAA